CCATCCATACCTTGTCCGAGAGTTGAAACAAGAGACCGCCATGAAGTCCTGACGCGTAGAATCGGTTTCTGCGACGTTTTTATCAATTTGAGACACGGCAAGATGCTCGGCATTCTTGGCCTGACGTTCAGCGGCACTGGAACTGCGAGCAGAGTTCATATTGGCGCCTATGTCAGACATGCCAATGGTACCTGCAGAAGCTCCTGATATAGAGCCGCCTATACCATTAGTTGCAGCAAGAATAGGATTCAGACCAGCGTCACGCATATCATCAACAGCCCATTGATAACGATGTTTATAATTCTCGACGTTAAGCTCGTTCTGTAAGCGAATAGCTTCCTCGTTATACTTGGATTGAACTTCAGAAGAGCCTAAGCTACCAAGTACAGAACCAGCTATATTGCCTAGAGTATTAGATAACCAAGACATAACACCAGCTCCTTTAGAAATGGTCTACAAGGCCGGGCGTACCGAACATAGGCATAGGACGAACTGTAGTGTAACGGAAGCCTATGTCGAGCAAGAACTCAGGCTCACTGGGAACAGCAATAATGCGCTTAATGGGTGGATTTTCCGTAATGAATTCCTCATTGAGAGTAGGAGCATTTTTGAAAAACTGCGAAAGGTGCCAGACGTCGAGATTACCACCAGTTACAGCGCTACGGAACTTACCTGTAATCTGCGAGGGCTTATAACGATATTCAGCATAACGTTCCTGATAACCAAAAACAGTAGTATCAGCTTCAGTACCTTGGGCATAAATCTCGCGAAGCTCAATAGCCTGTTCACCAAGATGCGCGAATGTAGGCCAATAGAAATCATAGACCGTAGAGCGAAGCCACATCTTATTGATGCCCTGCTGATAAGTGAGGTCGGCACGGGCACAGACGAAACCTATAATATAGCCATGTTCGACGAAAGACTTAGTGAATCCATGGAAATTAGATGCAGTAACGCCATAAGCGGAGAGATTGCCTTGAGGAGAGGTGTCGTTAGTAGCAGAAGTTTGAGCTATTGGATTGACCATAACCATCTTCGTGAAACTACCGAGGAACTCAGGACGCTGAAGGCGAGCGTCCGGAGAAACAACGCCGAAGAAAGAGCGAAGCACTTCAGTGTACCGACTACCACCGCGAGCAAGGCGCTCATAGAACTTCTGCATCTGGAAAGCAGTGCGAAGGCCGTTGATAGTGATAGCGGAAACATCAGAAAGATCAGCATACACAGAGCCTGAAGCCACATTAGCAGGACTGGTATCCCAGGTCATGGCAGCGAACTGAGTGCTGGAGGCACCATCACGGGCGACATATATGCCAGGCACATGAGGAGCAGGCTGAGTATTAGTTGTGGCCATAATAGGTGCGTTACCAGTCAATGAAATATCAACACCGGGTCCTTTCTGTGTCCAAGGCAGAGCAGAGGTAAAGTAATCATGACGTTTTCCGCGAGGCGGGCAAACATAACCGGAAACAGTTAGATCCGAAACCCAAGAAGGCTGATCGGAAGTGCGAGAAGAATCTAATACTTCATTGACATCGCCTTTCTGGATCTTGACAGATTTCTGGAGATTTTCATCCCGGAACCATTCGTTCCAAATGAGGTAGACAGCACGAAACGGAAGAGCGGAAACGTTAACACCAGAGCCATTAGAAAGACCAATAGGCAGGCCGAAATAATCCCATAGCGAACCTACAGCCTTAGAAGTATCAGAAGTATCACCAGCACTAGTCGTAGGAATAACATAATCAGTGCTATCATCGGGGTCTTCTTGCTCAAAACAGAAGTTCTGCCAATGGTCCCATACGAGGCGGTTTGGGACAAAAAAGAAAAACCAATCCAGATATATATTATCCATGATAGGCTTAATAGGAGTAGCTAATCGAGCGAAGTAATTAACAGACATCCTAGTAGTATCGCCAGGCAGTACTTCATCAACGAATACAGGTATGAGTTTACCTGCATCGAAAGTTGTCTTATAGACGTGCGAGCGGTCGAATTTCGTCCGCCGCATATACATTGCAGGAGCATCGCTAAAGCGATGTCCTCGAACTCTAATCTTACGGGCCAAATTTTCACCTTCTTTGAAGTGTAAACCTAAGAATTATCCTAAAGCAAATCATTCTTAGTTTCTAGTTTATTTTTGCGTCACCTACGCCAGTTACATCAAGTAAGTAACTGGCTTCGGTGACGCCTATTTTTGTGTTTCTGATTGATTTTCAGTTAAAGTGTTATCTTTTTCTTGTGTAATTCCTGTACTAGCGAACGATGTATGTTCGACGGTAGACTCTTTGCTACCATATAAACCTTCTCGTTGGAGATAATCGAGAGTTTCAGGGTTATTCAATTGGCTGATGAAATTCATGGGATCATGACCGAATTTAGCTCGAACATAAGCGGGCAGACTGTAGAATTCTTCACGAACTCCGGACACAAGCTCGAGCGCAGTGCTGTAGTCACCGGGAAGCGTTGCGTCTCCAAACTGAAGGAAAGCATACTGCGAACTATCACCGAGATCAAGAGTAGCTATGCCTTTCTGACCATCTGCGTACTTATTAACAATGTAATTGATATCAGTTTCTTCTTTTTCATCCTGAACAGCAAGGGAGGGCATAGTGAATTCAATGCCGCAATGGTCATGCTCTTCTACGGGATCGTAAGCTGTTTTAAACTTCATAATTTCACCTCCTTTCGCAGGCGCCTAGACGCGGCGGGCGTGGCGCACAAAAAAAGGGCGATCTCTTGCGAGACCGTCCTTTTTCTGATACGCTCTTTATTATTTTATCATTTAGTAGGGCCTTCGTCAAGATCTCGTACGTAATCTACGGCGCGACCAACCAGTACAGGAACGCGGGATTCGTCAGAAGTTTCAACAAAGTAACGGCCATCAGAATCGCCAAGGTTACCGACATAATGAAGACTGAAATCTTCAGGATAGCTATTAATAAGTGTCTTATCATCATTGACTAAACCTTCGAAAGCTCGCAAGGCGAGCATGTCATTGTGGTAAACCTGTGGAGGGCTGAACTGTTCAGCCTTACAGTCATAAATGGAATAGAGTCTCAGCGGAACCATCTCCTTTTCTTAGTGCGATTAAATACCTACGAATCATGAGATATAGCATAGCTGATATGACATAATAGTCATTATCAAGGCGAATAACTCTAGAATCATCAGGCTTCAAGCGGTAAGCGGCATATTTGCTGCCGCGAAAAGAGTAATTAAAAAGAATATTACGACTATTACAGAATTTTTCAACGGCTTCAAGTTCGCGAATAAGCATCACCTCATTTCTGACTTAATAATAACACAATCATAATACCTTGTCAAGTTTTCTGCCGAGAAAATGCTTATACTTACTCTCTTGAACACGGCAGCGGTCAACTAACCGTTCGAAAGTATTGTTCTCCAAGTTATGAAGCATCTTTTCAATACGGTTACTACGAATATATTCCATCCAGTGAGGATGCGTTTCGTCAAATTTATTATCGTAATAACGAGGAGGACGCATTTTCCTACCGTTGATGACAACGAAATCATTAGAATAACACTCTTCGCCGTGCTTTTCAAGCCATTTTCCACCTATGCCGGGACGATTAGATGCCAGCATAAACTCAGGAATACGGCCATTATAGTGAGCAGCAGCTTTACTGCCAGTCTGTTTTTTCACTATGTAACGTGCGACATAGGCAGCAGCATCGAAACTAAAATCGCCAATAAGATGCATACCATATTTCCATATCTTAGCGAAGCGAGCAGAAGTATAAGTGTTATAACCGTCTGCACGGAACCGAAAAACTTTGTCAGAAAAATCAATATTAAACAAGATGTAATGATAATGGGGACGACCATGAAGTTCACCATATTCACCGCAGCCAAGGAAGCGAATACCACTGCCATACTCGCGACGAAGATTTTTCATGAACGTCTGATGAAATTTTTTGCTCAAACTTCTATCAGTTGGCAAATGATAATCATCGAAAGTGCAAGTGACGAAATAAGCAGAAGACGAAGTACGGGCTTCGTGAACAGCTCTGACAGCCCATTGACGAGAGTTTTCGAGCCGACAGCCAATGCATTGCTTACAAGAACAGCGAATGAAACGGCTATCGCCAGCAAGCTCAGGGTGAGAGGCAAGGCTGCCGTAGAAGGAATAATGTTGTTTTCCATTTTTCGTAATCGCTCCTTCGACCGGGTACATGAGAATAGGATTATAGCATACCATATTAATCACCTGTACCGATTGTATCAGGATTAAGTCAGAATGTCAAATCCTAAATCCACCTCGTCCTACTCTTTTGAAATTTCTGCGACGAGATTTGGAAGTACGCCGGAATAGACGGCGAGAACCACGCTTAGATAATTTTCGACGTCTCATTTAGCGTCCCTCCAGGAACCGAAAAAACGGCTAGTTTTCTTAGAATCACTCTTATTAGAAACCGGCTCAACAAGTTTGTCAATATCATGTGAAAAGTCGGATGCGACTTTACTCGCAAGCTGAGTAGATGCAGTAGAACGACCTTTCAGAGCTTCAATCAGATCTACGACTTCCTGAATGAATGGGACAACGACTGTGACGATGAAAGTTAGAATCATAGTAGTTTTATTCGACATATACAACACTCCTTTACTTGAATATATAACCAATGCCACGAAGAATATGACCAAGGCCTGAATTGCCAACGCCTAATGAATCATAGAAATCAGCTTCCTGTTTCGAAAGACGAGCATTTTGGGAAGCGAAGCTCGCGGCAGAATTAGACTGATTAGCTGAAGCTATATTGGAGAGTATGCCAGAGCTTAGGTAAGAACCTTGAAGCCGGAGATTCTGAAGTTCCTGATCCATGCGCTGAAGTTCGTAACCAAGACGTTTTTCGTAAGTTTGCTCAGCCAAATTTAAATTATTAGCTTTGATACCGTTATCGAGAACTATTCCATGG